GTGCGCGACAATGTTTCGTTGGTTGACGAGACCTCCAGTAAATACCGGTATCCTAAGGGTAGGATGTCTATATGTACAAAGCTTCCATAAAAATATATAAACATGTGAATTAAACAATACGTAGTAACCATATATACACAACTATTTTAAACTTATACTACGGATAGCTCCGGAGTGGTTAAGTTTTAAGCCTTTCCAAGGCATAATGGACTTATTCTGAGAAGTCCCACTCATCGCCCACGGTGTCAACGAATGCTTCCAAATCTGCAACTTCGTCGAATTCGTCAGGCTTTATACGAGCCTCTCTATGACGCTCACCAGTCTGATACCTGTCGTGAAAATGTTTCAGTCTATCTTCATAAGATTCTGCTAACATACTACAAGCGTCAGTCATGCCACACTTAAAAGCAACTTCCTTCATTTGCTTTCGACGTAGTTCATAGACTTCCTTACCGTGTTGCCACCACTCGCGTAAGGCACCATCAATGTTTCCAGCACATTGGTCTTCTAGAGACACAACTTTGGATTCAAGAACAGTATGAAGACTTTTGAAAATGGACTCTTCATCTAGAGCTCCATGAATCAATCCCGTATCCTCATTGAATTTGTTCTCGCGCTTCAAAAAATCAGCTTCGAGATCATTCATGTAGGCAGTCGGTTCAGACTCCTTGTCTGGCATAGTGAATACCATATCACGTTCCTTCAGAAATTGAGCATATGAAATGTGGTTAAACCAATCATAGCCTTTCTTCACAGAACCTTTAACGTCATCACCATACGTCATGATAGCACAAACCTCACGAAAAGGTTTAGGCTTACCCAACTTTCGTGGCCAAAGATGGAAATAGGCACATCTTAATTGCAAGGAATTGGCAATACAATTGATATATACAGTCAAATTTTGTCCGGAAGGATTAGATCCCTTATGAATGATAATATCTCCATTGTAAGCTACACACGAATAAGCAATCTCAGTTGCGATGCCCCTCATAATAATAAGGTCATCTTCGGTGTAATTACCACACTTTTCTGCAATCTCAATTAAAACAGCAAAAGAGGCATTGATAAGTTGTGCCGGCATACGAAGATCATATTTACTATAATCTCCAGCCAAAATACGATCCGCACCGTGTTTCTTCATGTGCTTTGCCAATTGATCCCATTCGGGACCCTGGGCATTTACACCTACTGCGCACTCAGAATCGAGTGGAAATAGTGAAAGAACGCGAGCAATGGGTAGAAAGTATTTACGGACCATTAATTGCGTAGCCCAATCAGCAGCTTGAAAAACCCTGACTTTATCTTTGGTCAGCTTGGTAGGTTCATCTTTGACACATGCCTTAAAAATAGAGTAACATCTCTCACCATTAAGCAAAAGTTTCTCCATTTGTTCCATCTCACCCACAATCATAGGATGAGTTACAGCTGGGCATTGAAAATCCGGGAAATCCACCGGATCTAACAATTCAATCATGTCTCTCTTGGGGCCAGATAAAGGATAACCCTTAGAGGTTCCTTTAGGCATAGCATCGATAAAACGCTTGCCATCCTTGCCACATAGAGTTTCCATGGCATTCAAAGGAGTTAATTCTGATTTAATCCACTCCTTGAAATTATCACGCTTAAACATGTCTACAAGACCATCAACATAGTCCTCATAAGCAGCTTCAACGAGACTACCTTCAATCCCCGCACTAGGATTGGCCGAATATGCTAGAGATGCTTGCCACATTCTAGTTCTATGAAATTTGGGAGGACCATATTGGTTTAGTACTCCGGTAACTTCGGCAACGGTATCTGAGATGGGAGTTTTCCTAACCTTGCTCTTAGTATGCGTAACTCGATTACCATCTTGACCTAAAAACTCGACATTACTACCGACAGGTAAATAGTTAATAGGAGACTTTGCGTGAATATCCTGTGTAACTAAAACTTGCTTTTCATAACGAGTAATAGGAAAATCTCCATTGACAGTGGAGGGGAAAGCACCTTTCCATTTCTTATGTGCTTGATCCCAAACTTCCTGAATCTCCTGTTGGGTAACTGTTAAAGCTTTCCCTTTAGGCGAATCTGGAATACCACGTAAATGTACACCAGCTATACATTTTCGTGCAAAATTGGCGACCACAACACCCATACATAATCCAGTAAAAGTGTCATACGGGAGATTATAATCATAACCTGGTCCGCCAGATTTTGAATCCTTGGTATACGAAATCCGAATAGAATCAGATCTCATAGAACCATCTCCATTCTTGTAGAGGAAATGGCCGGATCCAGAGGCTGAGATTTTGTCGGGGAACAAATGGCGGATATCAGCAAAAACGCCACCAGAGGCTATATTAACCAAACACACATCTTTTCCTGGAATAGGAATCATGTAATTTGTACTAACAATAGCTCTGAAAGTAGAATTCAATTCTAATGGATTTCTACGTGTAATAAGTGCTCGCATGTCGGTACGATTCTTAAATACATGTAAAGGCATCATGAATGTATTGCCCCCAAGGGCCAAAATATCACATTTCTGTTGGAAGCCATTCTCTACGAATACTCCATGACACAAATTTGATTCCACTTTATGCAACAACTGATCAAAAGTCATAGTGGCAGACTTATCAGTAACATGCAATTCGGCCACCACAGCCGCAGCCCAAGGATTAACCTCCGCATCTCTCTTCTCAATTTCCTCTACATTTTCAGGAACAAGAGCAGATTGCTGCAAAGCAAGAGCTGT